ATAACGCGTCCGCAGTGGCACAGAACACGGCAGCCGCAAAGAAGTCAGCCAGCGATGCCGGCACATCTGCCCGTGAGGCGGCAACCCATGCAACCGATGCTGCAGGCTCAGCACGTGCCGCCAGCACGTCAGCCGGACAGGCTGCATCATCTGCTCAGTCAGCATCTTCCAGCGCAGGAACGGCATCAACAAAGGCCACTGAAGCATTAAAAAGTGCTGCCGCTGCAGAGTCCTCAAAAAGCGCGGCAGCCACCAGTGCCGGTGCGGCGAAAACGTCAGAAACGAATGCCGCAGCATCACAACTATCAGCAGCCACTTCTGCATCCACCGCGACCACGAAGGCGTCAGAAGCTGCCACCTCAGCCCGGGATGCGGCGGCCTCAAAAGAGGCAGCGAAATCATCAGAAACGAACGCATCATCAAGTGCCAGTAGTGCAGCTTCCTCGGCAACGGCGGCAGGAAATTCCGCGAAGGCCGCAAAAACGTCTGAGACGAATGCGGATAACAGCGCACAGGCGGCAGCAGACTCACAAACTGCATCGGCAAACTCCGCGACAGCCGCCAAAAAATCAGAAACCAACGCGAAAAATAGCGAGGCAGCAGCAAAGAGCAGCGAAACAAACGCTAAAGCCAGCGAAACTAATGCTAAATCCAGTGAAACAAACGCGGCGAAATCTGCGGCGGACGCACTTAATTATCGCAACCATGCTCAGGGTATTGTTGGTGCTAACATCGGTTTGGGATCATCACCGCGCAATTGTCCTGATATTTCCGGTGATCCATCCGGTTATATTGGCTTTATGCGCATTTTTGCTTCCGCAACAGGTTTTCCGTCTATTGCATCAGGCGAAGGTAATCTTACTGGTTTTATTAGTCAGGTAGATGGAACACCAGCGTATACAGGTGTATTTCAGGGATGGACTACTCGCTCGCTTTATACCTATCGCTGGAGTCCGACAATAGGCCCGCAATGGACACGCCACGCTCGCAAAAATGAAGTGGACCGTCTTGACCAATTGAATAGCGAAACATGGTTATATAACCATGATAAATCCATGCGCCTGGGTTTAACCGCCTCATCATGGGGTTGTTACAGCGATACACAAAAAAAATGGATACCGCTTGATGTTTCTCATGGTGGCACTGGCGCGGCAACTATTGATGGTGCCAGAACTAATCTTGGATTAGGCAGGGATAACAGCCCTCAGCTTAATAGTCTATTTCTCGATAGGACTAGTGATTCTACTGGCGCATACACTACTGGCGGGATGCTCCATACGAGACTGTTAGCAAATGATAACACTGTGCGCCTTGCCGCTGATATGTATGTTCAGACTTTTCCAAATGAGCAAGGTCGATTAACAATA